GCCCAACTCACCATATGCTATCGCAAAATGCGCTGCTCATCATTCCGTTCGTATATTTAGGGATGCTTACGGGCTTTATGCTAGTTCTGGTATTCTTTTTAATCACGAAGGACCACGAAGGGGTGAGAACTTTGTCACGCAAAAGATAATACGATGGATTCAAAATTATGTAAGATGGTTCGACAGAATGGCTGGCTCCGATGGAATATATACATTTGATGAAGATTATATATATGCAGAAGAAACTTATATATCTGAGGGCGAAGAACACCATGAAGCTTTTCCAAAATTGCGACTTGGTAATATAGAAGCTTATAGGGATTGGGGTTATGCTGGTGATTATGTTGAAGCAATGTGGATGATGCTACAACAAGACGTTCCAGATGATTATGTTATATGCACTGGGGAAAGCCATTCTATAAAAGACTTTTTAAAAATCGCATTTTCTTATGCAGGAATTGGAAATTGGCAAGATTTTATTGTTATAGATCCAGAATTTTATAGACCGTGTGAAGTAGAATATTTAAGAGGCGATGCATCTAAAGCTAACAACAAATTGGGATGGAGTCCAAAAGTTAACTTGGAGGAGTTAATCAAACTCATGTTAGATGCGAAATTATAAAATTTCAATAGATTTATCTGATCTATACTTAGATCTAACTGATTTCGATTTAAGAGAATATAACAAACCTTTTATGTTAAAATTTATAGAAGCAGAGAATCCAGACGATGCTTGCCACGTAGTATTAGATAGAATTATACATGAAATATTACTAGAGAATGANTCCATAGAAGCAAGAATACTTTGTCGTAAAATTAGAAAACATATGCGTATAGATAAAATAGAATGCTTATGAGACGAAACTACGATGATCCTGTATATAAAGATTTTAGACTAAGAGTACTTAAGAGGGATAAATTTAAGTGCAAGATGCCCGGATGTAAAAATAAAAAAAATTTACAAGTCCATCATATATGTAAATGGTCCGGCGCGTCATCATTAAGATATGAAACATCAAACGGAATAACCTTATGTAAATACTGTCATAAATCCATAACAGGAAAAGAATCCCACTACGAACATTTATTTAGAGAGTTGATAGATGAGTAAATACAAACAAGCTCCTGAGTTTACAGTTATCAAGGATACCCGCGAGCAAGACGGGTATTACTTTAGTAAGTTTAATACTTGTGCTGGAATGATTGAGCATAAACTAGATACAGGAGATTATTCGATACAAGGATTAGAAGACAAGATATGCATAGAAAGAAAAGGATGCGTAGAGGAGCTAGCTCAGAACCTTGGTTCTAAAAAACCAACGTTTCTCAAGGAGATAGAAAGAATGGAGTCTTTCCCCCATAAGTATATGATTTTAGAATTCTCTCTGGAAGATCTTATTAGATTTCCTAAGTTTACTAGAATACCAATCAAGAACAAAGCTTCTGTAAAAATTACTGGAAGATACATGTTAAAATGCTTGATAGAATTTGAGCTATATAATAATGTACATATTCTTTTCTGCGGAGACAAGCACACTGCATTTTTAGCGGTTAGTAGTATATTCAAAAGAATCAATGAAATGTATACTATCGGGAGGAAGAAATGAATTACGGAGATAAAGATCTTCTATACGATTTGCATAACTACGGAGCTAATATAGATACAAGAGAAATATTCTTGCATAATCACTATGGAGCAAACGACGAAGACAATCCGGGCGTTGAGTACAAGATGTCTAACACTTTCTTGAAAAACATGAGAGCTTTAGATATTAAATCAGATAAGCCAATAACTATTCATATGCAGAGCGTTGGAGGAGAATGGTCAGATGGTATGGCTATTTATGATGCTATATCAATGTCTAGATCTTTTGTAACTATCATAGCATATGGTCAAGCGGAGTCTATGAGTAGTATAATATTCCAAGCTGCTGATTTAAGACTTATTACACCTAACACTTACTTCATGTCGCACTATGGCAGCACTGCCGCTGGTGGAGGATATCTGGATGTCCAGAATTGGGTCAAGTACGAAAAATACATATGCGATATCATGATTGATATTTATGCTAAGAGTTGCACACAAGGGTCTTACTTCCAAGAGAAGTACGGCAAGAACCCAGACGTAGAGAAAGTCAAAACATACTTAACAAGAAAATTAAAATCTGGCGATTGGTATATAACTGCCAATGAAGCTGTTTACTATGGATTCGCAGACAGGATTGTAGACGATTGGCAAAAAATAAACTAAAAAAAATCGACGAAGCTTGGCTAGGATTAGATAGTGTCGAGACAGACATGTTTAATCCTATGTCAGTCCTTAACGTTACAGACGATGACTTTAATATCAAACTGGCTTGGTTAATGACTAGGCCAGAGTATTTATCATTTATATGTAAAGAAATATTGAATGTACAATTGCTACCATCTCAGGCTCTATTTCTTAAAGAGATATGGACAAGAAAGTTTCCAATGCTTATTGCTAGTCGAGGTTTTGGTAAGTCTTTTATGTTGTCTTTATACTGCGTACTTAGAGCTTTAATATTACCTAAAAGAAAGGTAGTGGTTGTTGGTGCTGCATTTAGACAATCAAAAGTTTTATTTGAATACATGGAAACAATATGGCGCAATTCACCTATGCTGAGAGATATATGTGATGGAGATAGTGGTCCACGTAGAGATACAGATAGATGTACGTTACGATTAAATGATAGTACTGTGACTTGCCTTCCTTTAGGTGATGGTCAGAAAATTAGAGGTCAACGTGCTAATGATATCATAGCTGACGAATTCGCATCTATACCTAGAGAGATATTTGAAAATGTTGTAGCTGGCTTTGCAGCTGTTAGTGCAGATCCAGTAGAAAATGTAAAGAGGGTGGCTGCCCAGAAAAAAGCAGATGAACTAGGCATAGTATTAGAAGAAGAACAAAGAGAAGTTCAAAAAGATAATCAAATTGTATTGTCTGGTACAGCTTACTATGACTTCAACCACTTTGCTACATACTGGAAGAAGTGGAAAGCTATAATACAAAGTAGAGGTCAATATAATAAACTAAGAGAGATATTTGGAGAAGATCCTCCAGAGAGTTTTGATTGGACTCAGTATTCTATTGTACGTATGCCTTATGAATTATTACCTAAAGGTTTCATGGATGCAGACCAAGTAGCTAGATCCAAGGCTACAGTACACGCTGGTATCTATCAAATGGAGTATGGAGCCTGCTTTACTAGAGATAGCCAAGGATTTTTTAAGAGATCTTTGATAGAGTCATGCGTTGCTAAAGAGGACAGCAAGATCAAAGATTCTAGTGGTGAACAAGTTTCTTTTGAGGCTAGCCTTATTGGTGATAAAAATAGAAAATATATATTTGGTGTTGACCCTGCTTCTGAAGTAGATAATTTTAGTATTGTTATATTAGAGGTACATCCAGCTCATAGACGTATAGTTCATTGCTGGACTACTACCAGATCAGAGCATAAAGAAAAAGTAAAAAAAGGTTATGTATCAGAAACAGATTTTTATGCCTACTGTGCCAAAAAGATTAGAGAGTTAATGGCGTTGTTCCCTTGTTTACATATAGCTATGGATGCTCAGGGTGGTGGCGTTGCGGTGATGGAGTCTTTACACGATAAAGATAAAATCAAAGAAGGAGAAGTCGCCATATGGCCTACTATAGATGATAACAAAGCCAAAGATACAGATGATGAACAAGGCTTGCATATCCTAGAAATGTGTCAGTTTGCAAAATACGATTGGCTAGCAGAAGCTAATCATGGCATGAGAAAAGACTTTGAAGATAAAGCTTTATTATTTCCTGATTTTGATTCTTTAAGTCTAGTAATATCTGAACACCAAGATACAGAGAAGGCCAGAATGTTTGACACATTAGAGGAATGCGTTTTAGATATCGAGGAGCTGAAAGATGAATTAGCTATGATACAGATGACGCAAACATCTGCTGGTAGAGATCGTTGGGATACGCCACAGGTTGTTGTTGGCACAGGCAAAAAGAGCAAAATGAGAAAAGATAGATATTCAGCGTTATTAATGGCAAATATGGCAGCTAGAGTTATACAGCGTACACCAGAGCAAGCTGCTTATAATTTCTACGGAGGCTTCGCTACGGGTGGTCACAAGCCCAAAGGCAAAAATGAAAAAATGTATTCTGGTCCAAGTTGGTTTTCAGAAAATATGAAAGATGTGTATTAATAAATATACCAATCCAATTACCAATCCAATTGAGGTTATTAAATGAGCAATGAAGAAATGTTTACGTGGTCAGAGGGTGATTCAGCCAGCAAAGCTAATGCTTTTGCCAAAGCTGCTGATAATGTAGATGCTTATGCAGGACTTTCTAAAAGTCAAGGAAATAGCTATAGACATTTCATCGACATTGAGCCAAATAGATCAGTCAGGCCGGGATTTACATCCAACGATTATTATGCGTTCAGACCTGATGAAGCTGTTCCTAATCAACAGCGCAAAATCATTCGTATGTGCATGGATGCTTATGACAAGGTTGGTATTATTAGAAACATTATTGACTTGATGGGAGACTTTGGAAGTCAGGGAATCAATATCGTCCACAGAGATAAATCTGTAGAGAAGTTCTACCAGCAGTGGTTTAGAAGTGTACACGGAAAAGAGCGATCAGAAAGATTCCTTAATAATCTTTATAAAACTGGAAATGTAATCATCTACAGAAGCTATGCCAAAGTAACTCCGCAGTTGAATAATTACATGAAAGCCATGTCTAGTGACATTCGGGTTGAGGTTCCAAATTTACCTTCTAACGAAATACCTTGGAGATATAATTTCTTTAATCCTTTGACTGTAAAGAATAAGGACGGTAATCTATCTTTATTTATGGGCTTGAAAAATTATAGTGTTAGCAGTAATTCATTCTTTGACAAATTTACTACTGGCGATATTCCTAATCATGTATTAGATACTTTGCCAACTAATATAAAACAAAGTTTATTACGTGGAGAGAAAGACATTCCTCTAGACCCTGATAGACTTTCTATGTTCTATTATAAAAAGGACGATTGGAGGCAGTGGGCGCATCCTATGATTTATGCTATTCTCGATGACGTTGTTATGCTAGAAAAGATGAGATTAGCTGATATGTCCGCACTAGATGGAGCTATATCTAATATTAGATTATGGACACTTGGTAATTTAGATCATAAAATATTACCTAATAAAGCTGCTATTAATAAATTACGAGATATCTTAGCCAGTAATGTAGGCGGTGGCACAATGGAGCTTGTCTGGGGTCCAGAATTAAGTTTCCAAGAATCTAGCAGTGAGGTCTATAAGTTCTTGGGTTCTGAAAAATACACTGCTGTCCTGAATAGTATTTATGCTGGATTAGGTGTACCTCCTACTCTAACTGGAATGGCTGGTAATGGTGGTGGGTTTACAAATAACTTCATCTCTCTAAAAACATTAGTGGAAAGATTACAGTACGGTCGTGATCAGCTGATGAGATTCTGGGAAAAAGAACTTGAGATTATTAGAAAGTCTATGGGCTTCCGCTATAAGGCTCACGTTCAGTTTGACAGAACCTCGCTTTCTGACGAAGCAGCTGAAAAGAATCTTCTTATACAGCTCGCGGATAGAGATATTATCAGTCATGAGACTCTCCTAGAGAGGTTCAAAGAAATACCTCAAGTTGAGAATATAAGAATGAAAAGAGAGCTTGCCAAACGTGATACAGTCGGTCCAGAAAAAGCTGGTCCGTTTCATCCACCTCCTCCTCCAGATGTCAAAGAAGAACCAAAACCTGAAGTAAAGCCTGAACCTAATGAGCCAGAGAAAGTCAGTCTTCCCAATGCTCCACAGGATGAGGTCACTGAAATACGGGAAGGTAGACCTCTGTTTAAGCAAGATGATGGTCCAAGAAAGAAAAGAGTAGAGACACCTAAATCTACTCCGGGCTTGGCTAATATTGTAGTTCACGCAGAGAAAGCTTGGTCTCACGTATCTGATACACTAACTAGTTCTTACATAAATTCTCTAAATAAGAAGAATCTGAGACAGCTTACGAAGGCTGAGTTCAGATCGCTTGAGCAGCTAAAAATAGATGTTTTCAGTAATATTAAACTACAGGATGAGGTTTCAGATGAATTAATACATAATATGTTAGTCCATAATTGTAGAGCCTCTAAAGAGTTCATGGGCAAGATGGAATCTTATAATGTTAAACTAGATGAGATGTCTATTGAGGATTACAGGAAGCATGTCGTTGGCGTATATATCGAGGTCAA